CCGCATTAGACGGAGAGGTGATTACATCGGTAAGTCGTACCCATGGATCACCTACCGTAATTTCAATAGCGTTCGATGAAGACGTAGAGATAAGTGATCCGCCAGAAACAGCGGTATACCACACAACTTTAATTTGGAAGGTGCCAGTTTGAGAGCCAAGAGGGACCTTTACGTAAGCGGATACTCCGTAGGAAGTACTGCTTAAAACTGCTATACGTGAAGAGGTAACAACACCAGAGTTAGATGAAGCCTGCTTTGTTACCTCTAAGCACGATGTACCAAAGAACCCGTCGGTTGTTATTCTAGCGATAGAGCTAGAAGATGAAGTTGACCACCCTGTAGTGTTAGTTTTGAACGAAGGGTTAATGACTAAATTATTTTTTGCCATGCGCTATACGCCACCCTTACGAATCATGAAGCCAACCTGACGAGATATCGCCGCCGCAAGATCAGCTTCGCTCATCTTCTCAGAAGGATAGACCTTAAACGTTAAATTAGTGCCTGCGCCTTGTTTTCCTGCAAGGAACTTTATGATCGCGCGATCTCGTACAGATAGTCCTTGCGCGTCCAGAGGCTCTACGCGCTCAGGGCGACCAGCCTCGCCGATCGTCGCAAGAGTTCCACCAGGTGTAGGACGTACTATTCCACCCATTGCAAGTTTTATAGTAGGAATATTAGGAGTCTCTAAAGTAAAACCTCTACCAGCTAATGGACCTAAACTCATTCCAAAAATTTTATCTGGGAGCCTTAAGTCAAGTGAAAAACTGTTCCACCGCGTAATAATATAATTTAATGTAGTTATAAATGCAGATCTAAGTCCGTCCCACATGTTTGCTGCGGCGTTTCTTACACGAGCAGGGAGACCGCGAACAAACTCAATAAAAGCAGTTACACGAGCAGCAAGGTTATCGCGCATGGCACCAAAACGATCGCCAATCCATGACCATATAGCCGCGTTTGCAGCTCTTAGACGGCCAGGAATTGCGCGAACGTAGGCAAGAACGTCATCCCAGCGTTTCTGAAGACCTTGCCACATACTAGAGAAGAAACTAGTAACTGCCGTCCACATCGTGCTAGCAATTGCAGCAATTCTTCCAGGTATTCCTCTTACAAATTCAACTATCGTATCCCAGTTTCTGACAATAGCAAGTACAGCTAAGCCTATAGGTCCAGTTAATATAGCTAGGATAAGAGGCCAGTTTTCACTTATCCAATTCCATACCATCTGCGCGCCTTCTTTAATTCTTTCCCACATTCTTACAACAAAGTCGCGGAATGTCTTATTTCTGTTGTACAACGTGACAAATATCGCGATTAGCGCCACGATAGCGAGTATGACAAGACCAATAGGGTTTGTTGCCCACATCATCTTCATCAAAAACATAATAATTCTGCCATAGAACATTACAGCTTTAAAAACAAAGATAACTTTTTTTGCAACAAACACCATATATAGCATTGCCTTACCTGCGATCATTCCGGCAAAACCAAGTGCTAGCAAAACTCCGTGTAATGGCCCCAAGACCTTCATAAGCATCTGTACTGGCCTGGTTTCAAAAACAGTAGCCAGCGCCTTACCAATCATATTCAGCGTCTTGAAGAACATAGTCATTCCGCCGTCTTCAGTAAAAATCTTTGTTAGCCTTGTCATAGTGACAAGAAGCTCTGCAAATGCAGGGCCACCTTCATTTAAGTTCTTAAATATTTCTCCTATATCTGGGACTGCCTTTGCAAGAGTATCCCAGAACTCCTTAGTGTTAGGATCTCCAGCTAGTTTTATAAACTCTTTTGTTAGTGGACCTAAAAACCCAAGAATTGCCTTTACGTTTATTGCCGCGTCTCTAAAGAACTCGCGCAGGGAGCCAGGGCCGTCTCCCGTATAATCAGTGTTTGCCTTCCACTGCGCTGTTACATCTTTTAGATAGTCAAGAAGTATTTGACCACCGCTACCTGGCCCGGTGTTTGCCTTTACTAAATTTCCAATAAAACCAAAGGTGTTGCCAAATATGTCCCCCAGCTGAGCCGCAACATCACCAGCTGTCTTAAAGAACGCTTGAAGACTTCCGTCTGCTTCCTTCGTACTGAGCATCTTGTCCCAGCCGGCGGTAGTCTTTTCTATCCAACCAAAGAAGCGCTTAGTAAGAGGCTCAGCGGCTGTAAGAATAGAGAGTAAAGATCCCCATAAACTACCGACGCTTTTTCCAAGACTTTCAATAACTCCGCCAGATGTTTCAAATACCTTAGCAAGTTTTGCAAGATTTTCTGAATTTACAATAGCGTCTGAAACAGACTTGGACGCCGTGCCCATGGCTTTTCCAACAAGGTTAAGACCAGTCTTAAACGTCGGGAATGCCTTGTCAACGATCTGCTGAATTGAAGTCTGTAGTAGTGGTAAGAAGCCAGACGCCGCAGCTTCCTTTAAAGAATCTAGCTGAGGTTTTAGACTTGCTAAGAACTTAGCGAATACCTTCTGAGAAGCGGTAAGTCCCGCTAGTGGGTCTTGTCCTTTAGCAGCTTTAGCAGCATTTTCTTTTGCGTCAATAATAGCTTGTAGTGCGTCGCGCTCAGCCTTAGCCTTGCCGTCAACTGCATCCATGTAGTTTTCTTCAGCACTTGTAAGATTGTCTGTTGCAGATATAACAGCGTTAGTTCCAGCAACACCTTCTCTAGCAAGACGATCTTGCTCTACCTGCAGATCTTTATTTCTATCCATTGCCATACGAAGATTTAGATCAGCTTCTTCGTACGCAAGCTCTGCTTCTCTTCGAGCACGAGAGTTAGGCGGTAAATCTTGAACCCGCGCTAAAGTTTCACGCGCAGCCTCGAGTTCTAACGCTGCCTTCTTCTCGGCAATTGCCGCGTCCTCGGCGTCAAAACCAAGCTGCTGAATTTCTTCAGCGCCTTCTTTAAGCGCCTTGTTAAAAGCAATCTGAGCCTTAGTTAGCTCTAGCTTAGATTTAATTAACTTTTTATCCGCGGCGGCTAGATTTTCTGTGTTCCTCTGCGCTATCTTAGCAAGTTCTTTTGCTAGGTTTTGCCCACCCGCACCGCCACCTGCTGTTTTTTGCTTATTTAACGCGCTAACTGCAGCGCCAATTCCAGACAACGCTAGCTTAGCAGCTACACTTCCGGCTATAATTGCAGCTAAGCCTCCGCCAAGCGCGACTAAGGCCGGAGTAGCAGAAAGAACCGCACCACCTAAGGAGACAACACCAACAACAAGAGAGCTCAAGCTAGAGACAAGAACTCCAATAGCAGTTCCTACATTGTACCCTACTCTTTGAAGAGAGTTAAAAGCCTTACCAACTCTGTCTGCTTCACGTCCTAGTTGCTTAAAAGATCTAGTGTCTTTAGAAAAAAGATCACCAATGCTGCCTCTGCTCGCGCTTCTTCTAAATGCGTTGGAAAGTTTCTTACCTGCGTCGCTTCCAATCTTATCAACTCCTTTTACAGAATCTCTAAGTTGCTTGTCAAAACCTGTGCTGACCGTGCGGACAATTATAATTGCCTCGCCTACTACTGCCATGATGTCACCTCCTTCCCTGCGTTAATGTTTATTTACTAGTGACCCATTGGTTCGTCAAGTACTTTTCCAAATGGTTTTGAAGAAGCAGCGTTGACAGGCGTTGCACTTATAAATGGTTTTACCGGCTGTCTTACCGGGTTGAAAGGCACTATAGCTTCTTCTTGTGATTCTTCAGGAGCGCCGTACTCCGCGCTGTTGTAGTCCGGATGGGACGCGCCTGAAGTGTCTACAGCGTACTTGTACTCGCGACCGTAAAGATCTCTATAGATAGAAACTCTAGCCTTAGAGCGAGCCTCTGCTTGCTCTGCGGTGCTAGCACTGAGGTCATCTTCAAAAAGGTAGTGAAGAACATCAACCATGTCATTAGCTGGCATGGTCCTAAGATCTAAACCGTTCATCAGTGTCCTTCCGTTAACATATGGCCAGAGATCAACTCCCCAGTCTAGGAGATTTCTGGCTGCACTAAAGGGCGATCGGTGTACTCCTCGATTAGCCAGCCTATAATTTCAGCTAAGGCGTCTACAGTTACGATTTTTTCCTTGTGAACAAGAAGAGCCTGAAAGCGTTCGTAGCTCTCATCAACTAAAGCCTGTGAAAAGAACTTCTCGATCATTTCGGCGTTTTTTGCTGGATCTTCTGAGCCTGAGTCTTTAACCATGTCAAGCATGATCTTTCCTTGAACGGCTTTTACACAGTGAAATTCTTCGTCGTGAAGTTTGAATGATAAAGGGGCAGCGTCAGCAGCTCCGCCTGAACCAAAGTCCTTGTATCTAGTACTCATCTTTCTTTCCTCCGTATTATGTTATTGTCTTTAATAAGACTTTTGTCTTATTTTTGATTATTTTACACTAAATACCAAGCTATGATCTGAATATATGCAGGTTATCAGCAAGGTACTTATTTGGTTTTGTTCCAGGATGTCTCACAGATCGTGCGTATATGATTCGAGTCCCAGACGTAAATCTAAGCGCTCCGGCATTTTTAGCCATGATTACGTGAGGCTTAGTCCCTTCGTGATGCGCAAGTGCATAGCTCAACGTTGAGCCAATACGCAATTCTTGCCAGCGTGCGCCCCGCGAGTGACGCATGTGAATAGATCCAGCAAGGAACCCAGTTCTTTTTCCCACTTGAGCTCTTGCGGCCGCAACGAACTTCGCCCCCTGCGCAGAAAGCCAGCGGCCAACTTCTCCAGTTGGGCTATTGAGCATATTGTCAATCGCAGGCTTGTTCCAAATTACCTTTACGACCATCTTAAGGTATCGCCATCGTTACTTGCATGGTTGTAGTTTGGAATCCGCCTTCAGCGCCGCTAACGTCAGCTGTAGCTATAACACCAAGACCAAATTCGCCTGGTTCCCACTGATCAAGTCTATTTAGAAGTCGCATGAACACCCACGCATCGACCGCGGCGATCTCAGAGCCTTCTTGTATTTTTTCTCCTGTTGGAGGGCGGCCATTTACGCCAACAACAGGCACCTCGCGAGAGATCCCAATAGACAGCACCGCGCTGCGTGGGCTAGTTGTGCGCAAAGGCTGCCCTGCCTGGTCGCCTGGAGTTCCTAGATATATTTGAATAAAAGAAACAACAACTTGCTCGCAGTCAATAGGCGCAGTTCCTACCGTCCAGTAGCGACGCGCAGGCATAGGCACGTTGTACTCTTCAAAAACTTCAATTGTCTTTGAAAGAACTCCGTCAAGCAAATATTTTAAGCTAAGCGCGTCTTCATCAACGCCGGATATACTAGTGATAGGCATACGCTACTCACCTAGCGAGTACGTGCGTGTAGGCGCTGTCCCAAGACGTAGAACTAAGTTACCTGAGGCAATATAGACTGTTTCTGTTCCGCGTGTAGCGTATAGGTCCCAGGTACCAGGATCTAAGAAACCTGCGTAGGCATATGCGTCCTTATAGGAAACTGTAAGCGTTAAGGTATCGCGCGACTCGTTGGTTACAACAGCCGTTCCGGTGTCAGCTCCGTATGGGACGTTGGCTGCAACCTGAGCGTATCTAAACTGTGTGCTAGTTGGCACGTCTGAGATGTAGTGAGCGCCGTTAAACGTGGCGTTTATACCAGAGATAGTGACTAAGTCTCCTTCAGAGAAACCGTGCGCGGTAGAAGTAGTTATAGTTGCAACATCATCTACAAGCTGCTTGTGCGAGACGCTTTTAGTGATATCTGTAAGTATAGAGTTAACAGATACCGCGCCTGACCCAATTTCTTTGCTCTTGCTGCCAGAATAGTTAGATATTTTAAGTGAAGGTATCCATGTTGGGTCAAGGACTAAGAAACTGGCATTGATATACTCGATGTTTACATCGACTGTTCCGCCACTGCTGTCTGTTATAAACATATCAAGAACAGTTGCAGGTAGCGCGTATGGTTTTGCTACATGGCGTCGAGCACGTGGAAGGTCTGGTGAAAATACCTTTGCCTTGGTGCGAGCCTTATCTGGGTTAGAGGACTTTAAGAATAGGTCTACGATGTACAGGCCTGTTCGCATATCGTCAATAAAATCTTGATTATCAAGTATTGTGTAAGAAACTCCTTGACGAGCTACCGAGGTAATACGTGAAGGTAGCGCGCAATCGTCGGAGCCACTCCACAGCTTAATAAACTCTGTAGCAAGAATTCGAGCGGCCGCCACTCCTGTTGCAGGCGGCATAGAACCGTAGCTATATGTTACTTCAATATTGCAAGGTGCCCACGCAACTCCGGCGCGTGCTTGGACCGTAGAGTGGTCAACTAGGTAGTAATTAGACGGATCAATTATGTTGCCAGCTCTATCACGAATCGCGTCAATCTTAACTACAGGGCCTCCGCGTAGGCGTAAACGTGTAGAAGGTGACATACCGTCTGTAGTCAACTCCGCGTAGTCATCAAATTCATCAAGAGGAATGTTGTATAAGTCTCCACCAACAAGTTCTGGAGAGTAGTTGCGTGAAGACGCACCAAGCCGGTATGCGCGAGACGCACAGACGTACTTTTCTGTTACAGTGGTGATCCCACCATACTTGCGGCCTGACATAGACCAAAGCAGTTGTGAGGCAACCTTAACTGCCTCGTACGCGTATTCACTATCTGCGTAGTTGTCAAGCTCTTCTACAGAAATCCAAAGATTTGACACTTAACCGTCCTGTCTAGTCGTCGTTGGTACCTGGTGTAATAAAGGAGCGGCATGCCTGTGTTTATTTTTACACATTGGCATGCCGCTCACTTCTTTATATTAAGAGGTTGGATCCTCTGTAGATGCAATAATGAAGTCAATATCATTGTCTTCGTTAAAGTCTTGAGATCCAGGAACGTTGTACGTTGTAGTTGAGCCTTCAGACAAGAAGTCTGTAACCGTACGTGAGTTTGCACCAACTACCGCTGTACCTGCGTCTGCAGTAGACGCGATAGAACCAGTAGTAGAAGTGGTGTAAGTGAATGTTGTTGATGTTGGCACCGCTGTAATGGTATATGTACCATTAAGAGCAGAGTTAGTTAGACCTGCAACTACAACTGAATCACCGGCAGCAAATGTATGAGCTACTGATGTAGTAACTGTGGCAGTCGTGCTCGTGCGAGCAACGTTTGAAACAGTCTTAGCGATCTCACCGTGCCATGTGTAGAAGCCTTTGCGGCCTGTAGGAGCCCAAGAAGAACGCGCGTATGTGTACGGGCGCTCTGTTGCAATTGGGAACTCCCAGCGCTCATCTTGACCTGTACCGAAGTTTACGTTACCAAGACCGTAGCCTTGGAAGGTGTTTGCAAGCAAACCGTTTTCAATAACGCGATCACCTGAAAGACGAAGCTTGCAGTATGGGAATACCCAGTGGAAGTAAGGAAGCGTTGAAGCCTTCTTGCCGTCGATGATAGCGTGAGACCATGTCTCGATTGCAACACCATAGCCGGCAGGGTCATCGCCAGTTGAAGGAGAAGACCAACCGATTGACTTGCGATCTGGTGCTGCGAATGTTCCAAGGTTCTTACGAAGCAAAAGACCACCAGACATCATCTGTGTTAGCTCTGGGTCTGGCTCTGCAATCGCAAGCTCCATAGAAATACGCTTTAAAGTATCTGGTGCTTTGTATGTGACGTGGACAGTACCGTCCGCGCCTTTTTCTGTAATTTCGTCGCCTTCTTCGTACTCAGGCGTAAACGACAAGCGCATGAAGCCTGAAGTTGTGTAGCTGTCGCCTTCTGTATTCAGGAGATTACCAGATGCGTCAAGACGAGTTACTCGAATTGACACACCTTGAATACTCGCGGCGTATTCTTGAGTTGCCATTGTTTATGTTTCTCCTTATTATTTAGAAGCGGCTGCTAATACGTATATTTTACGCGGTTAAGTCAACTCTGACTGCTGCGTGTACAGATGAGTCAAAGTACACTGCCGCTGGGCGAATTGCCTTAAGAAGCATGTTGTTCGCGTTGCCTGATACGTCGTAGCCCTGTGCTAGACTGTCATTAACAACGTCAATATCGCCAAGAATGACTCTGACGTCACCTGTAGCGTACATCCATTTATTTGTTGCTGTGGGTGTCTCTGTATCTCCAGCAGCGTCGGTTGGGCCTGCTCCAGAGTAGCCAGAACCGATTACTACAGGAGTTCCACCAACAGTTCTAAGGAAGGTATCGCCGCTGTCGGCTGAAGGATAAATTAAGTTCGAGCTTGCAACCAGTGCGGCAACATCGCGGGTCATGTGAATGACTCCCTGGATACCGCATGCTGAGGCTTCTCCAATTGACTGCTCAAGTAGCGCGAGCGCGCGACGAGCGGATAATGCTGTGCCTGAATTAAGTATAGTAGCGGCAGGGTCTACTAGTGCTCGATTTGCATGTGTAGATGCAATGCGAACTGCACCGTCCCACAGCTCTGTTTCAAGAGCTTTCTGAGTAATACACTCTATCTGACGCTTAAGTCTTGCAATATGGTCTACACCAAGTAGACCTAGTGTTGAGCGATAGT